TGGTGACGTTGATGGATGAAGAGTTATTGGCTGCGAGTAACGAGGGTATAACTAGTGGAATATTTCTGTTATATGGGAATGTGAAACTATGAAGATCGACAAGCTGCAGATGAGGATTAAAGCTATTTTCGACCATGAGCCTTCGATGGAGGAAACTAAGGTCTACGAAGTTGCAAACTAAGCCGAAACTAGATTACTCAGGCATATTCGAGAACCTGTGCGCCCACCTAAGAAACGAACCGTTAGGTTCAGAGATTTATGGGGAGATACCTGCGTTGGTGTCGCATTGGATGGGCAATCCGGCAACTTCACCGCCATACTGTGGTAGCAAATTGAATAGTCTGCTAGATTCAAAGCTCAAGTCGATACTGGAAGATTCCTCTCCTGAAATCACCACCAGTCAAAATCACTGGGAAATGCTGGCTGCAATAACCAAGAGAGATGTTCCCTTCCCTAGGCCTAGTCGCAAGCAGTTTGCATTTATTGATCTCTTCGCAGGCATTGGAGGGTTTCGACAGGCTCTACAACAACAGAATGGGGTTTGCGTATTATCGTCAGAGTTGGATGAAGCAGCGAAGTTTACATACTTCAATAACTATGGCGAAATGCCATATGGCGATATCAGGCAGTTCACTGGGGGCCAGATCCCTGATGAGTACATTGAAAGGACCGTCCCTGACCACGACATACTGGCAGCGGGATTCCCATGTCAGCCATTCAGTAGAGCCGGCGTTTCAGCAAGGAACGCTCTCGGTCAAGCAACTGGATTTGCATCTTCCGTGGAGGGGACACTCTTCTTTGACATAATTAGAATAGCCAAGGTCAAGAGACCCAAAGTACTATTTCTCGAAAACGTCAGAAATCTGAGAAGCCACGATCGCGGCCGAACCTTTGAACGCATTAAGAATGTAATCACAGATGACCTAGGGTATTCATTTAACAGTGAGATCATAGACTCTTCTTCTCTCGTGCCCCAGCGTAGGCAGAGGTGCTATATGGTCTGCATTCGAGAATCCAGGAGTGAATTCAAATTCCCTGTCATTGCTGGCTCGCCACTACCCTTATGGTCAATCCTCGAGGATTCCCCTGACGCCAAATACACCATTTCTGATCGGCTGTGGGCCGGTCACCTGAGTAGGACTAAGGCAAATATTGAAAGGGGGACGGGCTTCACGGCTGAGGTTGCGGATCTCAATAAACCTTCGAACACTCTAGTTGCCCGTTATGGCAAAGACGGAAAAGAGTGCTTGATTCCCCAGAGAGGTCGAAACCCCAGGATGCTGACTCCCAGGGAATGCGCAAGGCTTCAAGGCTTTCCGGAGAGCTTTGTACTTCCCGAAACCAGGGCCTCCGCTTACAGACAGTTCGGGAATTCCGTGGCTATACCAGTTGTTGAACTAATATCAGAAGCGCTCGCTAGTATTGTGAACGAGTAAACTCTTAACGCTTAAGCGAATGTAGAGGAGAGATTAACAACGTGGGCACCATAAAACAAGCAAGTGCACCAGATTGTGTAGTACCTTGGTGTGAAAGGAGAGTGTACGATGGAGACGCAATGAGGTTGTGTAAACAACACAGTGACCAATGGCGCTTTAACCTATGGCAGACTATGAAGGTTAGGCAGGCGCAACAGATGATGGAAGAGGAAGCCACGGCTTCCCCATTAGGCGATATTGCGCTACCAGGGAGGGATTTTTAACATGATTCTACAAGTTAGTATGATGATGTATCGCAGCCAAGATGACCGTATGCCAGCGCAGGTGTCATTTGCGCTAGACGACCAGAACCCAATGCAAGGGGTACTGCTACGGGCAATGCAAGATGTGTTGTCGGGTATGAGTTGGGCTAAGGCAGATGCCTTGGCACAAGCACCTCAAGGCCCTCTAGGGTTCCAACCCAAGCCAGCGGTGTCACCTATCGATGGATAGAGAGGCAACACGTCCAGGTATAGGGTTCCACCCTGCCGAGAAGGACGTAGGTGAGGGATAATGGAGGAGGATATAGAACGCTTAGTATCTATGGTAGTTTCGCTAGGGACACTGTTAGCTATATTAGGGGGTCGTGGATAGGCATGAGAAAAATGAGTGAATCACAAAACCGAGAACGGCACTGCGAGGTGTGTGGCAGGTTCGTAGATTTTCCTGGCAACTATGGGGATGCAACACTTTGCCAGGAAAACAACTTTGCACGGGATGCAGCACACAAGAAGGTTAAGAATAGGGCTGATATGTATGGTGGAGACGCACTTACAGCTAGGTGTATCGAGTGTGGCTGTGCTCTTGCCCATGAGGAGCGTCCGTGGGAGTATGGCACCCACCTTGCAGAGCACGGACACACCTACTGGGACTCTAACGGGTTCGCTGGATGATAGATAGGGAAGCAATGCAGGCATGTGAAGCCTGCCCGCTCTCAGCTAAACGCACACAGGTAGTAGTCCCTGATGGGCCAGATAACGCCCGTATTGTTATTGTAGGAGAGGCCCCTGGTGCTAACGAGGACAAGGAGGGCAGGCCGTTCATTGGGGCAGCAGGGAAGAAACTGGACTGGTTACTAGAGGCAGCGGGGGTGGGTAGGGCGGATGTTCTAATCACTAACACGGTGATGTGTAGGCCACCTGGTAACCGTGACCCTACGGCGGGGGAGAAAAAGGCTTGCCGTAAGTGGTTGGATGCTGTGTTGGAGGAGGCCCAACCTGATGCGGTGTTGCCCTTGGGCGACCATGCAGTGAAGTCGATTGCAGGGAAGGGTGTTAAGTTAAAAACACACCACGGAAGGAAGGTAGAGGGGAGTAGTCCTACTGTAGTGCCGATGTACCACCCTGCTGCAACAATGTACAACGCCAACCTAACCCCTGTGTTGATAAGCGACTTCAAGCGACTGACTACGGAGATAGGTAGGCCCATCGTTGAGAAGCAGGAGCATCTGGAGGTATCAGGGGAAGAGATGCAGCGTGTTTTGCAGGGGGTACAAGAGTTTGCATTTGACCTTGAGACCTCTTGGGTGAAGGATAGGGTAGGTGATGTGGGGGTTGTGGGATGGTCAGTGGCGGTGCCAGGTGAGGAGAGGGGGTATTTCACCCGTGACTCGGTGGAGTGGATTGCTTCCTGGCTGGAAGGTGATGCGTTGGTGGTGGCGCACAACGCCCAATTTGAGTACCAGGTGTTGAAGGCCCACGGGATTACACTGCTCAACATGTGGGATACGAAGTTAGCGGCGTATGTGTTGGGGTATCCCGATACCTCATTGAAGGGATTGACGTTGCAGATTTTCGGTTACAAGATGCGCACACTGGACGAGTTGAGTGATGGGTTTAAGGTAGAGGTGGGGGATATCGACCCTGATGAGGTGGCTCAGTACGGTGCTGACGACTCGTTTTACACAATACGGTTGAAGGAGTACCTGGGGCAGGAGTTGTATGAAACAGGACTAGTCGGTTTATATGAGACCGTTGAACTTCCTCTCATCCCTCACATAGGCGACATGATGGCGGAGGGGGTACAGGTTGACGTGGAGGCAATTGCCACAGCGGACAATGTGTTGACAGGGGAGTTGGAGGAAAGGGGTCGGAAGCTGCGGCAAGTGATGGGTGATATCAATCTCAACAGTGGCGACCAGAAGGCGGATGTGCTGTATGGAGAGATGAGGCTACCTGTAGTCAAAATGACAGAGAGTGGGAAGAGAGGGTCGGTGGACAACGATGTGCTGGAGCTACTAGCTCAACAGTACCCCATAGCACAAGACCTACTAGAGTATTCCCACGTAGCCAAGTTGAAGCCCACGTATGTGGATGGGTTAAGAAAGCGGGTGCACTCCAATGGAAGACTTTATGCTCACTACAATCAGTCTGGAGGGTTTGAGGATAGAGGTGGAAGTGGACAAGAGGCTCCAAGAACGGGGCGACTCTCAAGCAGCGGCCCTAATCTTACGAATATACCCAAGCATGACCCACCGCAAGGCCCTTACATATCACAACTTATTAGAAGGAGTTTCACTGTTCGCTCAGGGTATACACTGGTGGTGGGGGACATTGCGCAAGAGGAGTTTAGAATAGCAGCGTATCTGAGTCAAGACCCTGCCATGTTGGAGATTATATACCAAGGTAAGGACTGGCACGGGGAGACTGCGGCGGAGGCATTTGGTAGACGTAGTTACACAGAAGAGGAGAGGTTCTATGGCAAAACGTCGAATTTCAGTAAACTGTATGGAGCAGGCGCAAGCAAGATTGCGGCGGTTTTGCACTTGCCTAGAGCAATGGGTCAGCAACTGTCTGACGGGTTTGACAGGAGATATGGCAGGTTCCTAGAGTGGCGGCGGGAGCAAACTGCACTACTAGAGGAAAGGGGGTATATAGAGACATTCTACGGCAGGCGTCGCTACCTACCTGGGGTGTGGAGTAAGGTGCCGCATGTTAAGGCTGAGGCATTGAGGCAAGGGGTCAGTGCTATAATACAGGGTACTGGAGCGGACATAGCAAAGTTGGCAATGGCGAGGGTTGGTGAAAACTTGAAGGGGTCGGGGTCGCATATGGCACTCTTCGTCCACGACGAAGTGGGCGTTGAGGCACTTGACAAACAGGTGCCAGATGTGGTACAATACCTACGTCAGATGTCGGAGGGATTACTAGGAACAATGCCTCTCCCTGTGGAGGTTCAGGTAGGGAAGAATTGGGCGAAGGCGAATGGCGAGAATCCGAGGGGCCTCGTGGAGGCCGATTAAGTTAGCATCCTGCCCCCGTTGTACGGAGGCTGCGGGGGGTGCAAGTGGAGATTTACAATGGCACCCGCTTGAAAATGAGTGGTTGTGTTATCAATGTAGCAGGAGGTGGTCTAAGTGTATGCTCCTTACGTGGCAGGTATTTGCCAACAGCTTTTACCTGTCTACAAGCAGCGACTAGGGTTAGAAGAGTGGGCTGTAAAGGTGGTTGTCGAGGTGCTGGATAACCCTATAGCCATAGCTGAGACTTCAGTAGATGGAGGCAGTAGGAGTGCGGTAGTTAAGTTAAGTTCAACTCAGCCGTGGGCAACTGGGTTGGCGCCACCTGGAGAGTTTTCTATCCCTGTAACCCTTGCACATGAGTTGTTGCATGTGGTGGCGTGGGATAACGGGGCACAGCAGGTGTTTGACGTGTTGGCTGAGATGCAGGCTTTTGGAGATAGGGGACTCACGGGAGTGTACCAGATAATGGAGTTGTATATTGACATACTAGCACACCACCTGATTAAGTCAGGTGTGTTGCCAACGGAGGTGACGGGTGAAGAGTGAGGTTTTCACATGCGGGGAGGGTGTAAAATCATGGAAATAGTTTTAGTAATGAACGACTTCCAAATCCCCTTCCACGATGAGGGGGCAATAGCGTGCGTGGAAGAGGTGATGGTGGATTTGCAGCCTGATGTGTTGGTGTACTTGGGGGATATATTCGATTTCCCAGGGTTGTCTACGAAATTCAGGCGCAGTCCTGACCAGAGGTACAACTTGAAGAGGGAACTGGTTACAGGGGCTGAGATATTCCTACGTCATCAGCGACTGGTTCCGCACGCAAGGCGTATCTACGTGGAGGGGAACCATGAGGCAAGGTTGCGTAACTATGTTATCGACCTGGCCGATGAGTTGGCGGCGTTTACGGATACCAACGGAGCACTCAGCTTGCCAAAGTTGTTGCGGCTGGACGAAGCAGGGATTGAGTATGTGGGGCCGTATGGTGCAGCATGGGAACACGAGTCGTTTGTATTCAAGCATGGGGACAGGGCAACTAAGAACACATCATCAGCGGAGTTGGTAGCGGAGGGGACATCGGGGATAAGCGGGCACACACACAGAGGCGGCTCTACGTTTAATACAACGCGTAGTGGGGCACATGTGTGGTATGAGAATTTCTGTTTATGTCATGCGCGAGGGTGGAAGCAGCCGCCAAGTCATGTGAACAGTGGGATACCAAATTGGCAGCAGGGGTTTAGCGTGGTGTATTTTGATGGAGGGATGTTTAACGTGTACCCTGTAGTGATTACGGGAGGGAAGTGTATATTTGGAGGGAAGAAATATGGCAGCTAGTGTGCTAACTGACAATGCTATAACAATACTCAAACATCGCTACCTACAGCCAGGGGAGACACCAGAAGAAATGTGGTGGAGGGTGGCCAGCCATGTGGCGACAGGTGAGAAGGGCAAAGAGCACCAGGTGTATTGGGCGCAACAGTTTAATCGGGCAATGTGTGACCTTGAATTCCTGCCCAACTCCCCAACCTTGATGAACGCAGGTACAGGTAAGGGAAGTCTAAGCGCCTGCTTTGTCCTGATACCCGACGACGACATGGAGTCGATTATGCAGGTGCAACACGATATGGTGATGATACATAAGTGGGGGGGAGGGACAGGGTTCGGCTTCAGTCGGCTACGCCCCAAAGGTGCCCCCATCTTCACCACGCAAGGTAAGGCGATGGGGCCTGTAGCTGTTTTGGAAGGGTACAGTACGTGGGGGCAGATTGTCACCCAGGGGGGTAAGCGTAATGGGGCTAACATGGGGATGTTACACGTAGACCACCCCGACATACGCAAGTTTATACACATGAAGGATGATGGGGTGACGGCGCAGAATTTCAACATCAGCGCACTTGCTTCCGACGACTTTATGGAGGTAGCAGCAGCCAGGGAAGGCTCCTCTCGTGACCTTCTTCAAGAGATAGTCAGGGGGGCATGGTCGACAGGTGACCCAGGTCTTGGGTTTATTGACCAGGTTAATCGCACCCGTCCCCCAGGGTTGGAGGAGATAGAGGCGAGTAACCCATGCGGGGAGGAGTATCTGGAGAATTATGGCAACTGTTGTCTTGGTAGTATTGATATATCTAAGTTTGTGGCTGGCGGGGTTATCGACTGGCCTCGTCTTAGCTGGGCTATAAAGGTAGCGGTGAGGTTTCTTAATGATGTGATAGAGGTGAACCAGTTTCCAGTATCTCGCCTCCGAGAAACCAACCTGCGTTCTAGGAGGATTGGGCTAGGGGTGATGGGGTGGCATGATGCGCTGTTGAAAATGCGCATACCGTACAGCAGCGAGGATGCTGTTCATGCAGCGGGGGCGTTTATGGAAGAGTTTACTGCAGTAGCGTGGCGCGCGGCTGGCGACCTGGCGGAAGCACGAGGGAAGCCGTTGAACGCATCTGTTACAACGATTGCCCCCACGGGTACTATCAGTGCGATTGCAGGGTGCTCCAGTGGAATAGAACCCCTGTTCGCATGGAGGATGGTTAAGAACGTCCTTGACGGTCAACGGTTGGTGGAGGAGCACCCGTTGTACGCTGAGTTGCAAGAGGATTTCAGACGGGTGCCTAGTTTAGGGCGGACTGCGAGGGAGATTTCCTGGGAGCAGCATGTGCTGATGCAGGCGGCTTTCCAGGCGCACACTACCAACTCGGTTAGTAAAACAATCAACATGCCTAACTCAGCGACGGTGCAAGATGTGTGGGATGCGTACCTACTAGCATGGGCGTCGGGGTGTAAGGGGATTACAATTTACAGAGATGGGAGTAGGAAGATGCAGGTGCTGGAAGATGTTCGATAGGCCAAGGCTAATGAAGGGGTACACCCGTAAGGTTCATACAGGCGAGGGTAATGTGTATATCAACATCACCCATGACACGGAGGGAGCACCTCGTGAGGTGTTTGCTACTAGGGGGAAGGGAGGTACTTGTGACGCCGCTCACATAGACGCCATAACCCGCCTAGTATCACTGGCACTGCAAAACGACGCACCTCCAGAGGCTATAGTGGAGCAGTTGACGGGGATTGTGTGTCACCCTGCATACGACACCCGTAAGGTGGGGAGTTTGGCGGATGCCATAGCTCTTGCGCTAGGGGAGGATGTGGAAAGGATGCACTCTGCGCGGGATGTGGAGGAGCCTCTAGAAGAGGAAGAGTTTGTGTTAAGGGAAAACGTGACGAAGACGGCAGCCGCTCGCATTATTCGAGAGCCTGTTGTAGATGAAGACCCGATTGATGCCGAAGGGGGTGACGGAAACCTATGCCCTGACTGTGGGCAGATGGCGTTTATCCCTAGTGGAGGGTGTGACTACTGTTTTAATTGTGGGTATAGTCAGTGCTAGACAGAAAATTATGGTTCAAACGGATGCCGAGACTTTGGCGACAGTGCCCACGATGTAATGCTAAACTACCTGGTAGTTATTTTGAGTCGCTGGAGCGAGGTGCTAACTATCGAGAAGGGAGTCCAGTAATGCGTGAGTGTGTTGTATGTAAGCATCAAGCAGAAACCCCTCGATTTTACGAAGTGTCGCCACCACCGTTCCGCATAGAACCCTGCCCACCAGGAACGCTAGGGTTCTATATCGTTATAGCCACTTCGTCAGCCGCACCTTAGACTGTCGGAGGTTTATGTGGATAAGTTTCAAAAGGATTTAGCTGAGTTTTTCGAGGTGTGTAAGGGCCTACAGGAGCGCAAGCGTCACGACTACACGGGCGATAACGACCCCCTGTACAACTATCATATCTCAGCCGCCCTAATGGGAGTTTCAACACCGTTGGGGATGTTGGGTAGGTTGCAGGAGAAGGTGGTGAGGGTAGGATTGGCCCTACGTGGAGGGGCACTGGAGGTAGCGGACGAGAGTGTGAAGGATTCTCTGCGGGATATAGCTATACTAGCGAGCCTGATTGCCGTATCAACGAAGGAAGATGTTGACAACAACACTAGTAGTTAATCTATCTAGAGTAACTCCACCAGTTTCATATACCTATCAACTCTATGGCTGAACCCCTGTATCTCAAACCGAGTCTCTAGGTCATGTTCGGCGACGGTTTTGGGTTCAGCTATGACATAGACCTGGGAGCGCCCATCAAATGACAGTGTAACCATAGTCTTGCTGCCCTGTATCGTATTCAACTCGTCGTTGATGTCTTTAGGCTGCTCACCACCCCCTCGGCGGAGGGCGGTTTCTTCCATGTCGATGACGAATTCGTATGTCTCCCTACGGTCAGGGATTACAAGGTACTCCAACTCCAGCGAGCGAACATATGAGCGGTCGGTATTAACTGAAGCATCCCGCTTCAGGTCAAGTTGGAGGGTTACTGACTTACCCGATACACCTGTGGGATTGGAGGAACCATCTACAAATGTCAAATCCTTATCACCTGAGAGAAAGTCACCCAGGTCGGTGTCTACTGTGTTGTCGTCTAGGCCGTAGTCTACGTTAATATACTGGTCAGAGTTGGTTGCAGAGAGGTCTTCGGCATCCACAAGTAGCTGGAGGAACAGTTTGTCGGTGTTTGGGAAGCCTCCTGTGAATTCGGGGTAGATGATGACTGAAGACGCTTCACACGGTATAGCCTTGTGACGGGGATTGGTGAGCGGGTCATCTACATGGAAGAAGTCTGGAGTGGTTTGGTCGATAATGAAGTGTAGGCGAGGTTGACTGTCACTTTCTGCACTGATAATAAGGTAGTCTATTTCTTCATTAGTGGTGTCATGCTCAACCATCATATGCCATTCGTGGTCTAGGTCTATTGCGAATATATGTGCTGTATTGCCGCTTTCGTTACCTCCATATGCAACAAGTAGCCACTCCTCTGTAGGCAGGGAGGCGGTTACATACCCCTCCCACCCAGACGGCAGGCGGTCAGGGGATAGCGAGAACGCAGTCATCGACCCTCCTGTCCACACCCTACCTTCAATGCCGCCATTGCCGAGAGGGATAATGAGTTGGCCGTTCCAAACTGTCATACCAAGACCATTATTTATCTCAGCTTGGGCGGTTAGGTCAACTACCAAGGTTTCACTGTCAGCAGTGCCTATATTTATTGCAAATACACCTATATCAGTACCGACTAATACACGCAGGACACCCGATAAGTCGTAATAAATAGACATTGAGTTGAAGGCGGCACATGAGATAGTCGCTAATGCTGTAACTGTTACGGTAGCCCATGAGTCAGTATTTTTATAAACCTTTAGCACCTTTGCAGAGTCATCAAAAACACCAACTATGGATGTGGTTGCGTCCCATGTGAGTATACGAACTACGTCACTGGTGGTAAGGCTGGCTATTACGTTACTAGCGAGGAGTGCCCATCCTGATGTCCAGGCCGTAGACGACCATACATCCATTGCCCCACTTCCTGTACCACCAATCACATAAGCGTATATGGTATCTCCAAGTACGTTTGACCCCCATACTATACTGTTATTGGTCGTGGTTACTTCAGTCAAGTCCCATGTATCTGTGGCCCCGTTCCAGATGTTTACTTTAAGGTCATTAGCACCATCAAGTGAAAAGAATCCTATATCTCCAGCGAAGGTTTGAATGGGGGTGAGAGGTTGAAGAGATGTATTGCCTGTTGAGTCTTGTACTAGAGGTAGGTTGGTTATCTCACCGAACCGAGTCTCAGCAAGGGAATTTTGGACATTGATAGCCTTTAACACTTCCGTAGTGTAAAAACTACCTATCCCCTTGATGGTGTCTACCAGCCAACTGGACTTCCCACGCCTGTCACTTAGCTGTTGGAGTGCAGTCTGGCGTTCGTTGTCGGGAAACTCCTCCACCAGGCTCTCCATTAGGGGGCCTTTTAGAACATATGTCTTCCCGTTGATTTCGACGCTTTCAATTCCGACTACCATTGCGCTCTCTTAGAAACAACCATCACCATAACAACAAAGACTAGCAACACCGCCGCATACCCCCATAGTGAGAGAGGAGTAAACCTACCCACGAGGAAGTTAATGGCGTCTTCCAGCATAAACAAGCCGCCAAACAGCAAGGGGCGGCGCATCTGGAATACCTCACTTACGTGGTTTCCGTTTCTTACCCTTGGGGTAGCCTACACCTTTAGGCATACTACCTCCTCAACCTACTTGGCAACACCACCCAAGCTAGGAACAACCCACCAAATGCAGCCGCCCCCAGCACCACATCCACTATCGCTCGACCCACTTTAGATTCTTACTCAGCGGCAACCTCCGTGCCCTTGCATACTCCTCATCTCGCCGCCGCTTGGCAAAGCCCAACTGCTGCTCGGTTGTACCCTTCCGCCCTGCCAGTAACTCATACTGCACATACGCCTTCACATACTCAGGTACTTCAATAGTGCTGGTATCGGCGGTAGGTACGGTTAGAGAACTCAGCCCCTCTATGTGTAGATGCCTATCGGAGTACCCTGGGAACTTCCTCCTGTCAATAATCAAGCGGGCGTTTGTGCGGTCTATGCTGTAGAGGTGGGGGGGAATTTCAATGTACCTGTAGCGCCCCTCCGTACCACTCTCAACGAAGATGCGGGAGATAGCTTCCAGTGTAGTTGATGGTAGTTTGTATTCCCACATATCGGTGGCAGTGATAAGTCGGGCATGGTCGAAGTATGCTGTTACCGCACTTCCCGCCGTTACCCGACATATCAGGTCTAGCTTGGATGGGTCGTCTACTTGAGTAGCTGAGGACTCCAATAGTTCCCACTTCGAGTCGCCGCCATGTTGACTGCTCTTAGCTTCCGTGCCCTCGTCGTACAGCACCTCAACCCGCGATGCCGTAGCCGTCCACACCCACGCCTTAGCTATGAGGGACTGAGTGTCGAAGCGGTAATGAGGTTCAATGCTGTACGTAGCCGTACCCAAGTTAGTTCCATCGGTGACAACTTTCAGCGACGAGGAACCCTCCCTTACCTTAGCCGCAGTAGTCTCCTCTGTCCAAGTGGAGTTGCCATCCAGTGTCCAATTGTCAGGCACATTAGCAGTAGTGTACGTCTCCATATCCCCCTCACCATTCAACAAGTCATTCAGTATCAACCTGCGGTTGACAGTGGAGACAAGCCGCCACCTACTAATAGAGGCAACGGCTTCCTTTATCAACTCCTCCAGGAGTTCCTTGGTTACAATAGCTGCGTTGTATATGTGGTATTGAGTAGTAGAGTCGGGGTTAGACGCAAAGGCCACATGTACATCTGTCTTACCCGATGAGGCTGTAAAGTCGCTCACATACTGTGCTTCCCCTGCCCCTGTGCCCCCTACTAGGTCAGCCTGCATCCCATTCAGTGCATCATCTTTGGTAAACCGCTTCAACTCGTTGTGGGTGAATGTCCCAGAGCCACCTGAATCGGCAGTACCTGCATGAATAAGGGCACCTAGTGTACGGGCTATGTCCCTCTTTACCTCCCTCATGGTGAGTGTGTAGATTGCCATACGTTAGTCCAGTACTACAACACGTTTCCGTGTTACTCTCTTAGACACAATATCCTTCATATACGCCCAATCACCCAACACCCAACACTCCGTTTCGTCTATTGCACGCTCCATCATGCGTAGGGATTCTTGGATATCCCTGTCCACATCCACGATGGACTCCTGTACCTCCGCTCGCTTTTTCATGGCCGTGGAGTAGCGTTCTACCAACTCCTTCCGTGGGTCTTTAGCCACCACAACTCCTAAGGAGGCCAGAAATCTCTGGATAGCCAAATACACCTGCCAGTACACTTAACATCACTAGCAACCCTGCAACCTTTTTCTTAGACACCTAATACCCCCCTTAATATTCCTCCAACTAAGCCTCCAACTGCTAACAGTGCAGATGCTGCCAACTTACCATTCAACCTCACAACTCGTGATTCCATCTTGCTGTCTAGGTGACCAAATCCAAACAGCAGCACCGCCTTTATGTCGGCGTTCTCCCACCCTTCCCGTTCTATTGTACGGGTGGCCTCTAGGACTGCAGCTTTGAATTGACCGTTAGCCATTACCGTAGGTGTGACACAATATCAACTGTAGTTGGTTTATCAGCGTTCATATGGGTAAGGAGAGCCTCTACCTCCCGTTTAATATTAGCCCTCCATTGGACTAGAGTCTGAGTCACCTCACCACCCCTACCACCAGGAAAGGACGAGCGGAAATGATGCACCACTCGTGTCTCCTCCTTATCCTCGCCAGTTTCATCTTGAGTAGTTTGGACAAGCGTAATAGTAGCCTCATCGCCCTGAGTTATTGCGTCTTTTATTGACCATGTCATATTCTCTCTCCTTATGCGTGGAAGGTGTTCTCCACTGCGAATGTGTAGTCACCCGTGCTGCCACCCGCAGCAAATACCCACTTTATCCTCATCGAGTCACCCAGAATGAGTCGTCGTACCGTTGCAGCCGTGAGTGCTGCGTCTTGGTCAGCAAAGTAATTGTCTACTGTGACCGCCGCTGACTCTGACTGTGTGCCCAACACCTCGCCCTCTGATGTCCACACCACATTCTCCGCTGTGGTAGACCCTGTCACCTGGGTAAAGTGGGCAATGTCTTGCCAGTCTCCACTTGGTGCCTGACTTTGGATATACACATCTAAGGTTGGTGAACCTCCAGAGGGCACAGCCGTTACATCCAGCCTTGCCCAGAAGGACTTTACCCAACCAAAATCGTCTAGGGCCGTTGAGGTTCCACTAGCCTCTCCTGCCGCAGCCGAAGACCGTAGTGGTTCATCTCCACCAATGGCGGCGACCTTCAATACACCCAGGCCCATAGTGATATCACGAGTTGTCCGTAGCCTGTCCATTCCCCCATCAGGGGCTAAGCCCAGGAGTGAAGAATGGGTGGTCAGGCGGTAGTCGCCAGTCGTTGCAGAGTCAGCGTTGGCTCTTAGAACACGGGCAGAATTATTAAAGCTGCTGCCACCCCTGTCTAGTATCACTGTGGCTAGTTCGCCATATGTGCTGAAACGGGCATCAACAATATCTCCATCATCCGCAGCATCAGGGATAGTGGAATCCGCCTTACCGCCAATCTTAACAGGATTACCTGCATCGGCAGCATCGTGAGCAACAGGGCCTTGTATTTCGAGTCCTAAGTCTATCGCCTCCTTTACCAACACTTCCAACTCACCGCCACCATTAGGTACAACACGATAAACGGCGGTCAGGGTACCAGTTGTACCTGCACCACAGTTGATTCGTACTTGGGTGAGTGGGCCAGGCAATAGATACCTAGCTGTAGATAATGAGGTTAGCTGAGAAACTGACTCAGCAGGAGTGAGCGTACCTAACGTTAGGTAGCGTATGTTGAAGTAGTTCGGCCCGTCAATCGTAGTCTGAAAGTCTACCGTGCCGTCCCACGAGGAGTCAATGTTAAGGTCAACTATGACGGAGTGCCCGTCGGCGTTGAAGTCGATGTTGGTAGCGGTTGTAGTAACCGCTGTTGTTAACCTGTCTCCGAGGCCCAAAGTCTCATTCCTTCCTCCCCACGCTCTCATTCACCGTGGGGGTTTAGTTGTGTTTAGTAGGGTGCAGTTAGAGATGCAGCTGTCGCTCGTCTGCTACCCCGCATGTAAACTACAATAACGGTAGCGTCGGAGCCTGTGTCAGATTTTATACTAGCTGCTTGCTGTGCATGTGTCAACATAAACCAGTTTTTTTCCGCCACCGCATGGGCAAAAGTCGTGGTTGCGGTACCGTTAGGCGTCCAGTGCACATCCCCCGAACTAACATAAATCCAAATCTCTCCCGCATTTCCAGGGACAGTGGCACTAGCCCCTGCTAGGGATTCTGCTGCGGCTCCTATGGACACCTGCTCCGCCGAGATGAACGGGGAGCGTTGCTTCAGTTTTGTATCAGCCATGTGTTAACTTACCAAACCCTTCTTCTTATCTTTAGGGATTAGGGGGAACTTGTTGAGTGGGTCGGACACCTTTTCGATAGAGTCTCCTGCAGCAGCAAGCACTACATTCCTCTTTGTGCTCCTGTGACCTGCAAGATACGACTTAACCTTATTCTCCACCTCAGTTTCTGTCATCCCGTACTGCCTCAACCGCTCCACTGCAACCACTAGGGAAGCAATTACCCCCCCAACTGTCGCCTTCACCAGAGGGCCGTTGCGGACAGAGTTGTGCAGGTTTCCTGTTTTAGGGTTAACCCCTGACAGTAGGGCCGCTATGGCAGAGGCAGAGGTAAGATGGTCAGGGTAGACATCCTTCTCTACATTCCAATCGTCGTATGTCAGTTCTAACTTAGCCATACTCCTCCAACTTATCCTTGCTCACAACCCCCTCATACAACCACCTCAGCCACCACGGAGCCTTTTTAATATGCCCCCGCTTGGCCGAGTTGATGTATTTTAAGTTACCAATTAAGAAGGGATGTGAGCCGTGACTACGGGTACTCTTCATTACAGGTTCGAGAGGTAGTAGGCCATGCTTTTGCATAGCTTCCGTCACCCGACGTGCCCGCTCTGACCATTCTTGAGGAGTGTACCAGTTACCTGCTAGGTTAACTTTCCCCTCTTCAATATCCAGCACTACAGCTTTATGGTCGATGAAGAAGTTGCCAAACGTCAACTTTTTTACACCCGAATCCGTCATCGGCCCACTACCCTCCATTTCCTACTACCCTATACCACCAACCACACAACCTCAAGGGCTAGGAGCGCCCCCACATCAGTCTGCCCGCCGTCATAAATGGCGTGGAAACCGATGCAGTTGTCGGCCTGTATGATTCCAGTGGCATCGAAACCAGTGGTGCAGGTGACACGGTGCACTTCGTCAGGATTCGCTCCACTAGCAGTCTGGCTGACGAGCGTGGAGTCTGCGGTGGTAGCATCCCACTGCTCCCCGTCCGCTGCGCTTGACACTGTAATGTCAAAGTCTGTCGCCCCAGTTACAGCCTCAAAGAGTGTATAGAGAGAAGCCCACTCAATTCCCACAGCGTTAGTGGGCACTACAAATGTGGCTCCTGCGTCCTCATCGTCAGCGTTCATGGTAGCGGCGATGAAGTTGCCTGTATCAATCTGCTGGTTGGTGTCGGTCTGGTTAGACCTGAAGTTGTAGGACATGTGATGCTCCCTTACAGGGGGTATGTCCATGTAGACTTCACTCGTGCTCACTCCAAACCCCACCAACTGTCGCAGCGAACCTGCAGTAGTCGGCCTGGTGGCAGTCAAATCTCCTGCCGTCTCCGATAGGTAATACTGGTCACCTTGGGTGTAAGGGGCATCAATGTCTATAATAATCGCACTACGACAAAATACCCCCACCTCACCAGCACTTACAGCTTCCACAGCTATACCTTCAGCGTACTTGGTGTTATCGGACGAGTCCGCCAGTTCCCAATCGGTGCCATCGAAGTACACCAAGTCTCCAGCGGGGATGTCCGTGCTTCCTGCGGTGCCTGTAAATACACCGCGTGCCTGCCTTATATAGGGGTCAGCCATTGTATGTTCCTAATCCTTTCCTCAATGAACTTTTGAGTCCGCTTAAGCGGCCGAATCAATCCCACCCAGAGCAGCAATCCTCTCTACAGAGAAGACCGCAGCCTGTAGGTAGAGTACCATCCTATACTCATCCTCGTTTGCAACCTTGGAAGTCCCAAGGAACTGTACGTCGGGGGTGAGTACAGGGCCGTTGTGCAACAGGGTATACCCCTGGTTTTCCTCGCCGAATATCACAGCGAAGATGGTGGTAGCTGTCCCGCTAGCGTGCGCAGTGCCACCGTAATCCTCGGAGTTGGTAATCCAGTTGGTAGTGATTATTGGAATCCCGTCATACCTTACCACCTGATGCCCAAACATATCTATCGAATCCATCACCACACCACTGCCACTAGCACGGGCAAGGCTGGTCAGCTTCCGCCGCATTGTGGTGTTCATTATGAGCACCTGTGGCTTCATCGCACCATCCATTACCTCGTCAATCATGGCATCCAAGCGGTCGAGCGTCAATTCGGTTTCGTTTGTGCCAGGCCCGTCCACCGCACCGTCGTCCATCGCCATCATGCGAGTCTCAGCACGACACAGTGAATCCAACCCCTCAAACTCCGTACCCGTAACCTCTGGCTCCCCCTGGATTACCTTCTGAGCAATCTTCCTAGCCACCGACTTCGCCATCCCCGCCAACACCACCGCCTCCTGGGAGTTTTGCGAACTCCTGGTCTGCATGGCGTACCTATCCAAGTTAGACTGCGTACCTACAATCTGCAGGGTGGCAGTCTTCTGCGTGTATGTAGCTTCCGTATTCGCCCACGTATCCCCTACTGCATGAAACGCCGTAGTAGGCAGCGTAGACTCACGGTTATACAAGAGGGCATTACCCTCAATTGGCTTGAACTGGAGGAACGGCATCAAGGCGTCGGCGGTGAGGATGTGCTCCAGCACGCCCGACTTCATCATGTCGGTTTCCAGCTTTGCATACTCACTAAGAGTTGGCATCTGTTACCTCTTTCTTTAACTCTTTGGCAGCGGTTTAGTTTTCAACCCCTGCGTTATTTTCTCTGTTGGAGAGAGGTCACTTCCGCCACCTGGTGGAGGACTACCAGTGGGAGCAGGGTCATTAGCCCTCTTCTCCACCACCTTCGTCTCCTCTTCGGAGGCTTGTGTGGCCCTTCCCTGCTTTAGGAGGTACAGCGCCCCAGAAAGTCGCATTTCCGTCTCGTTGTCACCAGTTAGCTCACCTTCATCCACACCTAGTTCAACAGCTATCTTAGTCTTGGCAAGAGTCAACTGGCCCTGTGCCAACTCTTCCTGCTGCCTCTTAAGTGCTCTCTCACGTGGCCCTAGCTTCGTGTACGGACGCTCCTCTTCGTCATCGTTGGCCGCGTCATCGCGGGACTCTAACGCCTGGGTTACTTGTTTTTGGAAACCACTCATCAGTCCTGGAATTCGTGCATCCAACGCCTTACCTACGAGTTTTTCCAATTCCGCCTCAGACAGTTGAGGGTTTGGCTGGCCTGAGTCAGGGGCCTTACCCGACTTATCATCTTCTGGCATCAAACTCCTTTTCCATTAAATGTTTTTTACCCCCTATATATACGTACACTCAAAAAAACATTTGAGAGGAGTTGCCCCTGGTTAGGAGGTATCCCAGGGGCCTCCAGTGTGGGTTGGGTTAACGACTCCATTTCCCCACTCTTGTCGTCGAGGGCGCAGTCTCCCACGCTCTACTTATAGTATAGCACACTTGTCCGCATTTGTCAACCCCTAGCCACTATAGAACTTGCGCAAGAACCCTGGTATCCTCCTATCCGCCCAGGGAATCAGGTGTATGGTATCAGGATTACGCAGAACCTCTCGGTACTCTCTCTCCCAACTCCTTACCAATTTAAACTCTGGTCGGGCCAATTTACGCCTCGCAATTATAGGGTCAATACCCCTAGTAATCGCCAAGTCTGCTTCATACTGTGCCACCTCGTGCTCCCTTGACCACTGGCGGTAGGAGGTTCCTCTTTCAGCGTAGCCCAGGGACGCATACCACAATGGGATGTACGTGCGCATGTCCCAATAGGGGGCCATGTACTTCCTCCCATCACGGAATTCCTTCATCACGGCAGTATTCTTGCGTGCTAGGTAGTCGTCTACTTCCTGGCGGATATCACGCGGCAACAAGTCGAGTACCTTTTCTCTCCTGCGGAAAAACCCATTCCAGTCCACCTCGTTAGTACGGGGGTCTTCCTGGGGCTGGAGAGAGTAGTATTCATCCAACACCATATCAAGGTCAGTTTTCAGGGGGGTGGCTATGTTAAACTTCTCCCTGAACGCCCTCCTTGCCTCATCATCAAGGGGAGCACTGCGGAATCGTGGGTCGTCCTTCAACCTCTCTGCAAGGAAGTGCATATTAGACCATCTGTTACCATACCTCTCCCTCCATTGTCCCCCCGTTATCAACCCGTTTGACAACTCCACATCGTCTTCCTCTTGGTCTTTTGTTGCCAGGTCACGTTCAGAGTCCACTAGGGTGTAGTATTCCCTCGCCTTGGACTGCAAATCAGCCTTCTCCGACGTACTCAGGGGAGCATACACCGACCCAATCAACTCCATCTCACGGAGTGCGTGGACTTTGGCGAGGTCAATACGGGACAATTGCACCACGTCTTGAACGGGCGTCCTATCGTCACGCAACTTCTTCAACTCTTCCTTTGAGAGTCCAGTTAGGCGGGATGTTTCAGCGTCCACCTTATCACGCAACTTCTGAAACGACTCTGGACGGAATCGCGTTAGTGAGGACTGCTCACTTACCACCTGCCGTAGGGCAATGTTCTCCCTTGCCGCAGTAAGCATCCATGCCTTATCAGGGTCAGCCTCCACTTCGTCACGGGTTACCCCAAACTTCGACACTAGGTAGACGTTCTCATAGTAATCGCGGAAACGGGACGGGAAGAATTTGAGAGCGATGTCAACGAAGTTACCAGACCGTGCCTCCTGTACCTCCTTCCACTCGTGTCCCCACTCCTCAGCGATGGCCTTGTCGACTTCCACTGCCAACCCTAGCGTCCCATACAGCAACGTGTTCAGTGCAGGAGGCAAGTCCTCCCCGAAGTCCGCAAGAAACCCGCCCTGCCTACCTCCACCTGCTGCCCCCAAAATCGTCTCAATCCCCCACGTTTGCCATGTTCCAGCGTAGAATCCAGCCCGTTCTATGCGCTCCTTCCACTTCTCTACCTCCCCCAGCAACCCTGTATGCTCAGGGGGGTAGTCGCCTCGTATAGCTCTCCTCAACCTACCCAGCAACGTTCCACGTATGGGAGAAATCTGCATCCCCAACACGTCATGTGGTACATATCCTTCATCCGTGGAACGCCAGTAGTAACCTTCAGGGGCAAATGCTCTCCCAAGGAACGGCTTCTCTGCCGCAAACCTTACCAAAGACGGCCAAGCACGTGACTCATACCTCCAGAATGGCATCAGGCCCGACATTATGTCGTCGAGGGCCATCGTGTCATCGTAGTTGGTGAAATACCTATTATAGTCGTCGGTGGCTTTTTGTATCCCCTTCTCCCTTGCTTGACGTAAGCCCAATCGTTGTGCAGGAGAGAGTTGGTCAATTGCTGTACCCAATACACCAAAGGAGTTATCTATCTGCGCTTGCACATTAGGGGCAAATACCCCTCTTTGTGACTCTTCAATAATCTTCGCACGAAACTCTTCAAACGCCTTCCTCTTGTCCCCAAAGACATTGTTAAACTTCATATCTTCCGTGACGTTGGCAAGCGCCTTACTCAACGAGGTGTCCATAAACTCCTGGGCATCAGGGAGGAACTTCGCCAAGCCCGCATCCTTTGCCGACGTCATCAGGCGGGCAAAGTCAGCGATTCCTTGGTCAGCCATCTGCTCGTATATAAAACTCCGCTCTTCCGTGTAAGCAACCCAGGCGGAACCCTCATCCCTGAACTCTCGCAACTTCTCTGGACGTATCCCACTTGGAGCATCACCAAACCAGTCCCTCTTCAAAGCTCGGTCTTGGTTTTGTGCAGTTTGAATCTTCCCATACATGTTCTGGAACAAATCAGCGGTATCGTTTTGTCCCGCGTCCCTCAACTTGTCCGCAACTTTGGTGTAGGCGTCGGCGGTGTCGAACACGGCTGCAATGTTGTCAAGGGAGGCATGAACTTTCGGCCACAGGTGCCGTAGTGCAGCAGGATTCCTCGCTCCAGATTCCTTTATCATCGAGCGTGTTACAATTGCTGGTACGTCTTGTAGCTGCTTTGTGAACAACGCTGCCATGCCAATCAAGTTTGCCACCTCTTCAGGTTTGTCAATCCGCAGGCGGTCAACTTCTGCGAGGAGCCACTTTTGTGTGGCAGCGATGTTGGTAGGTTCCACAGTGACCAGGTGCGCCAACTCGTCATCGAGAGCTTTTGTGATAGCCGCGTTCACCCTTTCCACTGTCGCTCCACCTGTAAGTAGTGCGTCGCGTAGGTTCCTCCTGGTGGCAGGGGTTGCATGATTGCCCAGGTACTCCGTCAACAGTGCATCCAGGCGACTCTTGGGTAGGTGCGCCCTACCAACCATACCCCCCAACTTCCTCATGGTGTCTCCATCCGTGCCCACATAGGAAGTTGCCAGCATCTTCATAGTATCCCGTTGCTTCCTTGTAATACCAGGGACGGACGCCCCTATGTCAGCAATTAGGTCAACAACAGAGGCCACCTTCTCGTCCCCCGCCCTCCCCACTGCTAGTTTAGCAATCAACTCTTCGTTGGTGTGGTGCATCATACGTGCACTAAAGTACCCCCGACGTACCGACCCGCCCCATAGCTTGCTAGCCTTAATCCCCCAGCCCCCCAAGGCATTCCAAGCCCCTGTTAAAATACGGCTCCCTGCCAGCCTGCCCTCCAACACCCCTGTAGGGCCGATGAACTGGTCAGCGGCGGTGGCAACATCCTGCATTAGGGAAGGAGGCACCGATACACCCGTACTCCCTACAAACAAGTTGAACATGTCTGTGTCGGTAAAACGTACACCCTTCTCCCCTCCAATAAACGACCTACCTGCATCCTCTATCAAGTTGAATGGGGCATAAGTTTGAAACCCCAGAACCAACTCAGCGAATGTACGGTTCATGGTGTTACCCCAACCACGCTGGAAGAAGTGTGACAACTTGTCCCCAACATTGTCCAAGGCCATCTTGTGTACCGCACCCTTGTGGAAGCGGCGGTTTTCAATAATCTCTCCCGCCTTACTATCATGCACCATTCGCCCTTCAAGTTGGGCAAGACGGCGCGCTGCGGTTTGTGTTGGTAGGGTGTCCGCCTCAGACTCAAACAGTGACCAGAGTACCCTATCCCCCACATCATCGCCTTCGATGTCGAGGAACTTGGTTGCATTCCCGTCCTTATCGAATGTCAAGCGATGCTTCCCGTCCACCCACATCTTCAAATCATCCACCTTACGGGCAAGTGTCGCTCCCTCAACTGTCGCCCAACCTTCCGCACGTACGTTCTGTACCGTCATCTCTTCCAAAATCTGCCTGAACCCCCCCACCTCATTAGCCCGCCACACGGTAGGGTTAACAGTGGAGGCGGCGGCAAACAATTCCGCCCCGCGCTTGGCAGCTATTGTCTTGGTATCCAGGCGGAACAAGCTCCGCAATCCAGGGGCCTTCCTAAGCCCGCTTAACGGCTTACCGATTACAAAGTCCATCGCTTTCACAGATGCGGTAGTGTAGGCTTTATCTGCTGGCCCCAGCACCTTACCCAACCCAAACGGAACCCTCTTCATCAACCCCCAACCTGTCCACGACAACGGGTCTACAAACGCCTCCCCTATCAACTTCTCCAGTGGAAAGAACCCGTCCCTCCCCTTACGCTGCCGCAACAGTTCGTTAGAGGCGGAGTTCACCTTAGACCAGAACCCATCCCCCTTCCTCCAGGCGTCAAGGAACTCCTTCCTAGCCATCCGCTCACTCTCGTCCACGCCAGGAATAAGTTGCCTCACCCCCATTGTGAGAAGTTCAGCGAGGGGCATAATGAACTGCCTATTGTAGTTCCGCAGGCCCCACGCAAATGGCTGTGCCGCCCGACTTCGTAGGTCTCTATGTTTAGGCTTCCTATCCTCACGTTCTTTTGCAATACGTGCAGCATCTTGGGGGGTGAAGCCCAACCCACTATAAATACGTCGCGTTTCCGCCGAAGAGAGTTTCCGTACCCTGCCCTTACGGGTATATACATCCCTTTCAGGTTCACCTTCCTGGAAAATAGAAGAAAGTGGTGAGCCGTTGGTAGTCATTAACTAACCCTCCTTGTTCGAAGTTGGGGTGGTATGATTGTCTGTGCATCAGAGGTTGCCCTAAACCGCGTCGGGCTTTGCCTTCGCAAAAACTCCTCAAAAGTAAAGGCGACATCGGTACGCTGGGCGGCAGCACCCCTCTGCCTGAACTCCGCAGCCCTGGCCTCTACAGCGGATACATCCACTCCTACGCCCACCAAGGCACCTGTTCCAATACCAACCGCAGGAGGCGGAGGTGGTTCCCCTGGAGGTGCCTCTGGCCCAAGTGCTTCCCTTGCTGCCTCCTTTAGGCGGGCTTCCTCTAGTCGTTCTGCAAGAGCAATCCTCCTGTCAGGGTCAGGTTCATCAGCGACAGCTTGTTCCAATCGCTGTATAGTGGTCGCAAACTCAGCCTGTCCCCTCTCCACCTGCGACTGTGTGATAGCCGCCTGCACTTGCTCTGATGTCAACCCAAACTCCCTCTCAAGTGCCCTAGAGATAGCTGCCTCAAAACTTAGCACCCTTCGTTCCTCTGCCTCCTCACGGGCCTCTCGCAACGCACGCCCACTCAACGGCTCGCCCTCTTCATCTGTGGGTAGCTGCGCTTGAAACTCTGCCTGGAGCGCCTCCTGAGCTTGGATAGCGGCAGTGAAGGCGTCGGTTTGCTGTGCTATAGGCAACTGTTCTACTAGAGGTGTTATGGATTCGAGAAAAACTTGTGACTCTGGTTTTACCAAAGCCTGCGTGATTGGGTGGGCAGGATTGGGAGAGGGTACTGACTTCCTCACCAGTTCCCGCTGCAACTCCCTCACCCTGTCAATAGTAACGCCGAAGTTCTCAGCTACATACACCTCTTGGGGTATGAAGTCCCCCCGTGATTCAAGGACTGCACGGATATCAGTATCCGCTTGGAGGGCACCGAGCGTGTCCACGAAGTCAGGGTCGAGTAGGTCGCGGTCATGTGCGACGGTGCGCATTGTCTCATCCAGTCTATCAAAATACTGGTCTGCGGTTTCGCCAGGGGCGGGGGTGAATATTACCCCTGCCGCAGCCTCAGCTTCCAAAACGGCCACGCCCAACTCCCACATAACCCTGCCTCCTGCGGACAATGTGCGACTCTTGGCCTTTTCAACTGCTAGTCCTGATGCGTCTACTTTGTCTTGTAAAGCATCAACCTTATCCTTGAACAAGTCTATTAGAGGGCCTGGGTCGGGGTTGTTCTTAGGGTCGGCGATGAAAGCGCGGGAGTCAGCCATGTAACCGTCCACCGTGGAGTGTACCCACTCCTCAGCGTCCTGTGTTAGGTGTATACCTACACTAGAACGCTCCCGACCGCTTTCGAAAAGAAATCTAAACCATAAACTATCCGCCGAGGTTTGCACTACATCTAATACATTATCAGTCAACCCACCTAACCTAACCTGGGCGTCGAGGTAATCTGCCAGCAAATCCTTGAATTCCAACTTACTAACTTTAGAACGGCGGTTGGTGGTAACATAGTTCATCGCTTCCAGGATACCCACCATACCCTTTTCCTTCATGTCGTGGATAACAGTGGCATCCGTCAAACCATTTAATCCAGTACCCCGAAGCATGTTTTCAATACTCTCGTTAAATGACGCGCCACCAGTCTGTGTGTCAAACTCCCTACTTGCATCCACAAGCAACTGTGCAAGTAGGTCAGGGGTAGCACCTGTGTTAGCGTTGCGTATACGGTCAAGGTACACGTCACGTACTTGGGCAATCTTCATCAAAGACAGTCCTTCGTTCTGCACAACGGGGTTCATCGAAGCATCATAAACATCCCAAATCAACCCATTCCCCCTTGTCACCTCATCCACATCACGTTGTGCCTTGAGAAACTCTGGAGAAATCTCCCCCCTCTCCACGCGCTTATGGAAGGTAACAATCCTATTCACATCACGATAGAACTGAGCAAGCCCCTGGGGTATGGTTTCAGGATTCTCTAGGTTGTACCCCGCCTGGGCGAAGTAATGCCCGAACAATGACTCAATCTCGTCGGGAGATAGGGCGGACACATCCGACTCAACGCTGGCGTATGAATCAAACAACGCAGGGTCACGCATGAGAGCATCATACCACGTAGCCCCCATAGGACTGTCTAGTATGGAATTGATAGCTTCCAACTCAGTTAACTGCAACGGTTCATCATCAACATCGTCAAACATCCACATGATGTTTACCAGGCGTTCTTGGGCGTTTAGGGCAGCTCGTGCGTCGTCTGGTAGGGGCACCCCCTCTTCAGGCAGTTTAGAGTTAAATACGGCAATCCTTGCCACATACTCACTCTGAAACACTTCAAACATGAAGTTCGCATTAAAGTCCTCGGTCTGCTCCATGAAGAACCCACGCAACCCGTCGTTAATACGCTCAGATTGCATCGACCTTACCACTCGTTCAGCCAGGTCAAGCTCCACCCCCCGTGCTACCAACCTTGCCACCGTTGACTCAAAACCCCCTGCATACACACCTCCAACCAACCTGCCAATAGTTGCTGCGGAGAGGCCAGCTTCCTGTACCAAGGCAGTATACATCTCCCTGCCACGGAACACCTGTGCGTTATTTACCGTCTTCAGCCATGCCTCTCCTGCCTCCCCAAACGACCCCACCTTCAGTGGTTTTGGTACAGGTGGCGTGAAAGGGGTAACACCCTGTGTACCCACAAGCTCAACAAACTCATCAACCTGTTTCCTAATCTGGGTAGCGTCTTGCAGGGTTAAGATGAACTCCCTCTCCACGGCAGCATCCACACGACCCGTTAGACCAGAGAGTTCAATAATCCTACTGGTTACAAGACTCCACCTAGTCCCTGGTGATGCCCTTCTCCACGTGTCATCCGAGACACCAACAATGTCTAAGGTGTGCTCGTCCATCTCAGCAATGGAACCATACCTCTTCTTGTGAAAGGCCTGAGCCGCCTCAAGTAACTGAATCAGGCGTTCTAGCATTATCTACCCCTACCTGGAAGGTTGGGTGCGCCAGGATTACGCATCCTCCGTGCTTGCGATGGACTTATGCCACTTGCCTCTGGAGGTAACGCACGGGGGTCAAATTCCCTCCGTTCAGTAGGTGCCTGCCCCTTACCTGTCATCTGCCCCGCCTGCATGATGAGGAAGTCCGCGTAATCACGGAACATTTGTGCTGTTTCTTTCTTTCCCTCATTATCCAGCTCCACTGCGCGGGCTTTGATAGCACTAATGGCGTTGAGTTGGGTAATGGCAGGGTCACGACTCAGCACGTCTCGTCCAATCCTCTCCTTTACCAACTTGGGGTCATCTACCTTGAGGATGTCTTCTAGGGCAGTAAGGGTGTCCAGTATCGGCTCATTACCTGGGATAGCATTGCGTATCAAGGCCACCCGCTCCAACATGTCCGACGGTAGCGACAAGTCTACATCTACTTCAACCGCATACTCCCTGGGTACATCGTCTGGGTTAAACTTCTCCATGAAGATGCCTCTCCCATGCTCCTTACCACTAAGGATAAGCGGCTCCCCCAACCGCTTGAACTCGTTCAGAAACCACATGTCCGCATACTTCAACACCCTCTGCATACCCATCTTATACGGCCCTAGTTTGTGTAGTGCAGCCTGGAGTAGCTGCGATACTGCAAACCCCGACAACTCCACATTCAACCCACCGTACAGTACATATGGAAATCCACCTCGCTGAAACTCCAGTCCCAACCTGTCTAGCACCTGCGCTACCTCAATGGGAAACCGCCCAGGCTCATCGCGGGCCATACGCGCATTCACATCGTCAGTATAGTAGACATTCGCTCCATCACGCAGGCTATCCCTCCGCTCCCCCATCTCGTCTTCTATCCTTATACGTAGCTTATCTGGCTCGGCGTAGTTCTTAGCTATTTCCAACAGGAGTGAATAATACTTGTTGTAGTTCTGCCACCCTACCCTATTAGCTTCCAAAATCCCCATTCCAATACGCTTCTGCCAGTCGGTAGATACAAACTGCGTAGGAGACATTCTGTACGGTGACCCCCCGACTGGCCCCGTCAATACTGGAATATCCGTCCTATCCAACACCTCTTCAAACCTCACCCACTCCCTCGCTCCACTAGGCGTACTCATAATAGTGGACGTGAGCACCTTCCCCCCTCGCTTAGTAAAGTAGCGATAGATGGTAACAGTCTGCGTCCCCTCACCTGCCAACTTAGCAGTGATGCCTCCTTCCGCTGCTAGTGACTGCGCCTCAGCTAGGGTAGTATTCCACTTATGCACATACGACATCAACCCCTCAGTTCGCGACCCGTACTCCTGGAATGCCTCCCTCGTATCATGCATGTCAAATATCGGTATAGTGCGGCCATCTTGCAGCGTCCGTATCCCCAACTCAACCGCATACCACCCTGTCAGCCCCATCCAGTAGGCCAACTCCCTATTAGCCGTATCCCTACCAGAGAAGAAGGCCATCTCATCTACCAGGTTCCACCAGCCCTCCAGCCCTCTCTCCAACTTCCCCGCCTTCTGATACGCCGCCTCATCTTGCCCGCCAACTTTCACCCTGTGTTTAATAGGTTGCCCTGACAATAGGTGCACACCCAAACTCATTACGGTGGCAGGGTCATTTGTAACAGCCGACTCGAACCCACCCTCCTGGTTCTCATCATACAACGTCTCCAACCTAATCCACTCATCTATCCTCTGATTACGTGCACTCCAATAAGACTCCAACTCACGGGACTTCTTCCAGATATCGCTAGGAGTTACCATTTCTTCCTCCCATAGTGTACAGTTCTAGTACGTGAGCGAGAGATTTCAGGCAACACCTTCGCTCCAATCATAATAGCCATCAACAAGTCGTCGTATGCACCCCTAGGTGCACCTTGCCTAAAAGCCCCTGCTGCGGTAGGATGCTCTTCATACGTCCCCATTTGCTCCGCTACCCTTTCATCGTATGTACGGAACAAATCCCTGTCCAGCAACTCCTTAAACGCATCAATCATTCCTGGTTTCGTCCACTTGGTGGTCTTGAACCCGTACTCCCCATCGGATGCGCGGGCATACAACCTCCCATACTTCACCACATCCGACAGTACGTACAAAACCGTCTGTCCACCTCCACCAGTGGTCTCAGGGCACAACATTGCCCCGTTATAATACGCCCCAATCTCAGCCGCCTTAACTGCCAACTGATGCTGCGTCAACCTGCCCACCCAAGTAGCCACATGCTCTACATACGGCGGCCTAACACACAAAACCGCTATCGCATCAAAGTCCGCTGTGTCACTAACCCCCTCAGAGGAGTCAATTACTGCCAGGTACTTCGCCTCTGGTTCGGGTTCTTTCCAAATCCTCAGCCCGCCTTGGTCACTTGTGGGATTTATCACAAACCTTCTAGCCAGGTCACGCTGCTCCATAGTGAAAATCGACGTCCCTGTAGCCAGAAACGCCTCATCTTGGGTTTCAGGGTACTCCTGCATCCGCTTCGCCCGCCCCATAGCCAATTCCTGCACCCTACGATACCAAATCTGCCCCATCGACAGGCCGTAGTGCTCCATCAACTCCTGTTCCTCAATGGAAGCGGCTGCTAGAGCCACCTTACGGGGCAATTCACGGTCTTCAAACCCATAACTATACTTAGGTTCCGTCCACCAGGGATAAAAATGCGGCTTAAACAAGCTATCACCCGCAAGTGCCCTATTCCACTGGTTCCAAAACTCCCCCTTACGCCCCAACGCAGTCGTTTCCACCCCAATTTTCGTCCCCCTGGGAGGCATAGACCCCACCAACGACGCCCAAACCTCCCCTGCCGACTCCTCATCCCACACTGCCACCTCTGTCAACAGCGCCCGATGGAACGTAGACCCTCGCAAAATCTTAATCCCACCGCTGGTGACAACGTGTATACTACTCCCATTGTCAAACTCCAACCTCATCACGTTGTCGGTTTGGGATTCGGGCTTAATCTTTATCTGCACACCTTGAATCTCTATAACTTCAGGCAGGTTCTCATACATAAACCGATAGATATCCATAAACTCAGGTATCTTCGTTTCATTCTGCACAATAGTAGCCACCCGCAAGTTGGGCAGTGTGACCGCATCCAGCAAGAAGTCCGCTTCAAATAGGGTAGAAAACCCCAACTGCCGCGACTTCAGCACAATATCCCGCCCCGTCAACTTGCCATACAAATCCGCCTGAGCAGGACGCAACTCCAACGGCACAACTGGCCCCTCCTTACTCTTGACCTTTATCAAGGTCTTGAACATGAGAGGACGGTCGGCGAAGAAGGTTCTGATTGCAGCGGCGGTGTTAGAATCCATGCGAATGTTTTTTACTATGTATATATACGTGTAGGGTAAAAAACATTCAACTACCGCACATCCAGTACTTCACCCTCAACTACATTAGCCACTTCCAGCACCTCCTGTACCGTATACACATGCTCCACTGTATGCTTACTCCCCTTCACCCTATCAATCGACGCCTTCATAGCTGCCCCTTTCACAGTAGCCATCCGCGCGCTAATCTTATCCCAACCCATGTCCAGCACCTTCCTCTCCTCAATCAGCGACTTGAGTGAGTTAGACTTGGTCAGCGTCTCAATCATCACATCATCCACATCTTCGGGCCTCCCCTGCAACAACATCTCATTGCAAGCACGAAAATCTGGATGCGTCTCTTTGAGATACCTCGCCCAATTAGCCGTTTTGTTTAGGTACTGGTTACACTCCTTATCCGAACCAAAATACCGCCTAAGCAACAACCACTCCTGTTGCTCTGCGGTTAGGCTGGCAAACCTTCCCCGAAGGGCGGTTTTGAAATCTGCGGGTTGGATACCTGTTTCACCCATTCTTTCCCCTTAATTATACCACATTCCGCCCCATCTGTCAACCCCTACATTATCGCCGCCTACCCTGGGTTTGCCTCCGTAAAACAATAAAAATTCCCCCGCGCACTACGGGTTGTTAAATTTGACAAAACATAGCGTACGGATACGGGTACCCCATATATAGTGCGCAGGGAGCATGCCCCCTGGGGTCCCCTAGCAGCGGCATTATGCCAAGCTCCATGCCCGCCAAGGGTGAGTGATAGGTGCCCACTATCGCTTAATTTAGTTTGCGACGATATGTTTGTGAGACTTGATATGGGCTAGCCATTTTGTGCCTGGGACGACTGCCTTACAACTTAGCACAGGGCAGACGAACATGCCTGTTTGGTCTTTAGGCATGGCTACTTGCCACTAGCACGAGGCGGTACCACAGTTTTCACAGGCCCATTGCGCCCAGCAGCAGCACCGAAGCTGGCGGGCTTGCTATCTCTCCGCCTGGACTCCGTGAATAGCAGGTTGGCGTTGTACGTCTTTCCTGCCAGGCTCACAGCACCCGTCGCATGATAGCCCGTGTTGCCTGATGAGAAAACCTTCTCATAGACTGGAAAGCTAGCTAGGATAGCGTCGCCGTCCATTAGTACTAGCCTAGCTCCTGAGTCATTCGCGTTAGTCATGGGTGCACACTTCCTTTCGTTTCATAGGTAAGTGGGCCCCTACCACTCGTCTTGGGTAACAGGCATGAATCAAGCGTCCACTCGTATTGGTTTTGTTGTGTTCAGTATCAGGTTGGGGTCTTATCCAGC